TTTAGTATATGGATTATTATTTAAGGTGGTGTTACATAAGAAATTGTTACTTCCCAGAAACCATCTGAACCAGATGTTGGAGGGAGATTATTAGAACCTCCACCACCACCTGCACCATAACCACTTCCTTGAATTCCAATAGTTCCAGGAGTAATAATGCCTGCTGCTCCACCATTACCATCGCCATAACCATTTAAGCCATCACCACCACCATCTCCACCCCAACCACCACCGGCAGTAATAGCACTATTTCCGCCACCGCCACCACCACCACCAAATAAATCATTCGCTCCTGCTGCATTCTCACCTCCACCCAATGCTCCACCACCACCATCACCACCAGCACCACCAATGCTTACCGCTCCATTGACACCAACTAGACCACCTAAAGCCGAAGTAGGTGGTCCACCATTCAATGATAATGTTGAATTAGTTCCGTCTCCATTACCACCAACTCCCTTTACAAAAGTAATAGTGTCAGTTCCTCCAACAACAGGAATTGTGTCTGTTAGGTATTGTCCACCACCTCCTCCACCAGCACCAGATTGAAGAGTAGTAGCACTTCCACCCTCACCACCACCACCAACCATCTTATAAGTTAATGTATTATACCCGGCTGGAATAGCATAATTAGTCAATGGACTGTCATCAGTTGAATTAAAAGTTAGGGGAGAAGGAGGAACAAAGGTTCCAAAATTTGTTACGGCATAATGTGCTTCCCAAGTCTGACCACCTGAAACAGGGTCAGCAGCAGTCCAAACAGTAATCTTGTCTGTGTCAGGCTGAACAGTAACAATCCATGCACTATAAGAAATTTCAGGTGTGCCATTTGCAGTAGACAAGACTACGCCATTTGGATACATACCCGTAATACCAACCTCTTTATACCATAAACTATTAGCCCCAGTAGGTCCAGTAAATCCGGTCTGGTCAATCGTTCCAGATGCTACAATGCTAGGACCAACAATATTCTGATTAAGTGTTAAATATTGTGTTCCATCAATTACGGTTACAGTTAATGAAGACATTTCACCACCAAGACCTTCAATAGATGATGCATTAGAAATAATATTTGTTCCAAAATCTACAATTTGTGTTGCAGGAAATGTTGACCATGCTGAAGCATCACCGCCACCACCTCCATCATAAGATATTTGTTTATTAGATTAGAATATAATCGAACTATTAGAACAAATGCCTTATAAACTTCGCAAGGCTCCTAAAAAGGAGTTGTATTGGGTCATTACAACTGAAACCGGGAAGAAACATTCTAAACTTCCAATTCCCCTTGACAAAGCAAAGGCTCAAGTCCGTATTCTTGAAGCAGCATTAAAGGGTGGAGTTCGTGTTCCTACTAGTAATTCTTGTGTACGTCCTTCTCACGATTATAGCACTGGAAAGGCTTCTGTATTTGTTTTAACTTGCATTGACCCTCGTTATACATATGATGTTGCCCACTATTTGCAAAATAAAAAGGAACTACATCAAGATTATGATTTGTTTACTCTTGCTGGAGCAAGTGTTGGAGCAACTAAAAAGGAATGGGAAAGGACATTTATGGACAATTTGGAACTTGGTTTAAAATTACATAAGATTTCAGAAGTATGGTGTTTTGACCATTTGGATTGTGGTATGTATAAAGCCACCTTTGGATTAGAGAAAGATTTGGACCCGGCAATTCATAAGACTTGTATGAAAAAGTTAAAGGCTGTAATTCATAAAAAGCATCCTGAACTTAAATTCCGTATGTTTATTGTGAATACAGATGGTAAGATTGATTTTCTAAAGGGTGGAGTTCGTGTTCCTGTTGGAATGCATATTCCGGGCGATGAAGGAGATTTTGACATAGATGGAGAAGTTGAACGTTCTCTTCATCCGCCTCCTCCTGCTGCTGCTCCCCCACCACCGCCACCACCGCCACCACCTCCTCCTCGGTCACCAAAACCTCCTAAACTTAAACGCCAGAGACATTTGCCTGAAGAACCTGAAGAGAAAACTACTAGTTCAGGAAGATTTGGTAAAGGCAGAAAGTTTAAGGGTGGAGTTCGTGTTCCTGTTGGAATGCATATTCCGGGCGATGAAGAGAAAAAGTTAGTTGGTGGTATGACTTTCGACCAATTTAATGCTTATATGAGCGAAAATTTTCCTCAATATGACGACCCTAAATATTCGAATAGAAAAACTATATTGGGAACTATATTGGGTAAACCTTCAAACTTTATATACCTCGACGAAATCCCTACAGATTTTCCATTGAAGACAAGAGAAGATGTCGAAAAAGCCAGAAATTTAGTTCAATTGTCATTACAGAACATAGAAGAAGATTGGACTTTAAATGAAACCAAATTAAAAAAGTATAAAAATCATGCTCAAGCATTTCTTACAGTTGCTAGTAACTATTTAGAAGGTTCAACTCTAACTCCAACTTCAACTCCAACTCTACTTGAAAAAGTTTGTTCATCATTAAGTTGTGAAAAGAAGATTACTCTTATTGAATTAATTAATAAGTTGTGGGTTAATGTATTTTGGAAGTTGTTTCCAAGCAAAAATTTTAAAAAAATTATTTATACTGAAAATCCACTTCGGTCTGAAAATCCACTTCGGCCTAAAAAACCACCTCCGCCTAAAACCCCACCTCCGCCTAAAACCCCACTTCCGCCTAAAAAACGTTATAAAAAAGTGACTGATGGGACAGACACGTGGTATGAAAATGTTGATGATCCGACCGACGTGAAATGGGAATTAGAACCGGGTGATGGAGGCCCTGCAACTCGACCTACAATCCCTAAACCCGGAACTGAACCTCCTGCGCCTCCTCCTGCGCCTCCACCGAACATCGATTATGAATCCGTAGTTAAAAATGCAGGACCTTTACCACCACGAACACAACTACCACATGAACTTTCTCCACATGTTCAAGAAAAATTAGCAAGTTTATCTATAGCGAACCAAGACATTATTAACAAAATCCTAAATCTATTTATTCGAATTCCCCTTCCAGAAATAATAGATGGAACAGTGTTTTTTGGTAATGAAGAGGAGAGCTATTTTGAAAAAGTCACAAAAATAATTACAAAATATTTTGGAAAAAACTTTCCTAACATTATACCATATTTGGGAACAGCACCTGGTGGATACCTTGAAGACTTACAACGAATATATAATATGGCAAACCAAAAACCAATTTCTTTAGAAGACCTAGAAAGGATGTTAGCAGCTAGATATGGAGACGAATTTAAAAAATACTCAATAAAACGTCTTCCTACTCGTATAAATCGTTTGTACATTCTAATAGAATTCTTAGAAGAGAAAATTACTGAACAACTTATAGGGGTAATGAATAGTTTTCAAGTGTTAGGTGTTGATGTAACAGATCCAACAAACTATGTTGTAAGACAACCACGTGCGAGTGGAAGAAGAATATTGTGTCGTAAATGTGGAAAGTTAAAAGTTTAAATTAAATTGCTGTATATACTATAAAATGAAGGTTATTACTCCATACATGATGGCTTTGCATAAAGAGTTGAAGGATTCCCGGGACATTGCTGATTCGACCGCGAGCCAATACATTCGAACTCTTTATACACTAAATTCAGACAGAGGGTTCAATAACCTTGCTTGGTTAAAGAATATTGACAGCGTCGACCTACGCTTAGGTGAGTATGCAGAGTCAACGCAGAAGACTATGCTTTCAACTATTGTTAGTGCTTTGAGTACACTAAAAGAGAAGGCTTCTTATAAGAAGATTTTTTCTCATTGGTATAGCCGGATGATGGACAAAAGTAATGAGGCACGCAATAGAGACACGTCAATTAAGACTCCTACACAGGAAAAGAATTGGTTGTCTTGGGATGTAATTCTTGCACATGAACAACGTCTACAAGACGATTCTGAAAAGGTAATTAAAAATAAGACTCTAAGTGTCAACGATTGGAATACTTTGCTTTCTTATATGGTATTGAGCCTGTACACAAAGTTTGCTCCCCGGCGTAACCAGGACTACCAATACATGAAGGTTGTTAAGTCAGAAAAGCAAGCAACAAATCTGGATTTCAACTACTACATTCAAGACACTAAAGAATTCGTTTTTAATAAGTATAAGACGGCAAAGGTTCATGGAGTTCAGAAATTTGAAGTTCCTGATGAATTAGTTTCTGTAATCAACCTATACTTGAAAAAGCATCCGGGAGTTTCAAAGAGTCCTTATTTCTTCCTTGTTCAAGCAGATGACACTCCTCTTCCTTCGGTTAATTCTGTGACTCGTATTCTAAACCGGGTTTTTGGCAAGAATGTCGGAACAACTATGCTTCGACACATCTACTTGAGTTCTAAATATGATGTTACTGAGATGAACGAAGATGCTGCAAAGATGGGACATACTTCCGGACTTCAGCGAGAGTATATGAAATCAGATTCTGTAGAAATTCCTCAAATTTAATGTAAATATAAGGTAAATACTCTAAGCATAATATAAAATGCCGGACCATCTACACGTTTTAATTTTTTGCTCAATCCAAGTAATCATTAATTTTCTAAATGCTCGCCCTCGAAGTAAAAACCACAAAAAGATTGTCTTTACTCCAAGACAAGAATGAGTTTTCGCGAGAAGTTAGAGTTTGGGAAACAATACCAAGAAACCAGTAAGAGGTTGATTCCAAAAGAAGAAACAATTCTGGAATCACCTGAAGGATTATTTAAAGCATATGATTACCGGACAAATGAATTCAAATATGAAGTTAAGTCGGATAGAATGGGTTATGCATATGGTTGTCGTACTTGGTTTATTGAGTATGAATGCAATGGCAAGAAATCTGGAATTGATGCTACTGAAGCAGACTATTACCATTACTTCTTCCATAAGCCAAGCGGAGACTTTGAAGCCTATGAAATCCCGGTAAGTTGGCTAAAGGATGCCTGCAAGGGTTGCCGTAAAATTGTTGGAGGCGATGGCCAACGAGTTAAAGCGTATATTGTCCCAGTAAATTCTGAGTATAAGTTATAAATGGCAACTGCTCGTGTCTATTCATTCCTGGATGGTTCAAAGAAACATGACCAAGATTTAAGGACTTGCCCTAAGTGTGGAGGAAGCAAATATACTGATGCTTTGAAGGTATATAATAAAGGCAAGCCTGCTTGGTGTATGCCTCATAAAGGAACTGAATCACATGCAGAAGTTCTTCGTATTATGAATGCCCCAAAAAAGCCGACTCGTAAACTACGCAAGGCACCAGTTATGGAATCAGTTGTAGTCCCTGTAGGAAAAAAGCGGGTAAGTAAGCCAATAGACCCAGAAATTAGGGCATTAATGAACAAACCTAAAACTAAACAAGGACCATCAAAAGAAACGGTTTCTGAATTAGAGTCAGTATTCAATGGTTCATCCTTGTCTTTTAAGCTGCGTGCATCTGGAGCATACTTCATAACAATGAAGGATGGACAGGGAAAAATAGTTATGAAGGATGGTGAACCTGGATTTCAGGAAGCTGAATACACTATTTATTCAATACAGAACTATTTAGGAAAATATATTATTACAGTGATTCTCAATGAAGACACAAAAGAAGTAAATGTGGAGGTTTCTAAAAGTATGTTTGGAAGCATTAAACTGACTGATTTTAGTGTAAAATTCTAATCCTGATTTAATAATCCGGCTTCTGTCTCCGTAATATAATAGATTGGAAAGTTCTTATGAATACAAAGCCACCGAGAACCGGTGTTTTTGATTGCTGCAACTTCTTTAGGACCCATACCAACGTATGTCTTCAAGAAGTAATTCAATGCATGAGCACCAGTAGACTGAGGGTATACTACAAAATGAGTGGCCTCCGTCAAGCAAAGACGAGTCTTCTTAAAGTTGCTCAAGTGGTGAGACAAAATCAGAATTGATGTCACTGTATGACGACCCATAATACAAATGTCATCAATAAGTTGCTGCACAGCCTTTGCTTCCTTCCCGGTTAGCGTGTCATAGTCATCGAATATAACAAGACTCTCACGCAAAGGTTCCAAATCAGTCATAGGCTTTTCAGTTAATTTTTCAATGTTTAGTCGAATAGGTTTGTCTTTCATACCATCCAGCGTTTCATCTTCCTTTAGTTTTGAGACCAAATATACAGGCCGGCCTTTAAACATTTTCTGGTATTGCTCTGACAAGTGCTTAGCAATATATGATTTGCCACTACCTGATGCTCCAGCAATATAATAGATTGACCTCTTAGCCGGGTCAGGGTTAAAGTTTAGGCTAAAAGTTGAGCCCGGAGGAAGTTTGATTTTAGATGAACCCTTCTCCTGAACTTCACCCAACATTTCCCGGTATGCATCTTCGGCTCCTTCAACAGGTATATTCAAATGCTCGGGTGGAATTCCCTTGCGGTAAGCCTCCTGAAGCACACGCATAACTTCCGACTGCTTACGAGGTGACAACTTGCTTAGCCGATGCTTACCTATTTCGAGTTCCTGAACACCTTTCTTATCCGAACCCTTACCATCTCCTTGCTGCAAATAAAGTGTTTCCTTGCTATATTCTCCTCCAGTAACGACCGCTACCGGGAGAGAATCCTTACCCTTATCAAATGTCAACTTTACTTTCCCTGACATTTAATTTACTATACAGGAAAAAAACTGGCTGAAAATTTACGGAAAAATTAACTAAATTATGTAATCTCGAGGAATCGGCAGTAATTTCGCTTCAGTTAATGCCTTTTTCATTTCGGACTGCAAAATTTCCTTTAAATAGTTTAGTTTCATTTTGGGGGTTGCTCCTTTTAGTTCCGGGAAATATAGTTTGGCATATTGGTCTTTAAGCAAATCAATTTGTTTGCGTTTTCTTGCTTGAGTTACTGCATTAGGAAACTCTTCTAGGACTTCCATGTCTGCTGTAACCATATATAACTTGCCTAATGGAGAGTTCAAAATAGACCTCAACGAATCCAGAATTGATGCATCTTTGAATTGCTTAGCAAGGCTATACATTCTCTTTGCAACTTTGACATAATTTTGGTCTGCTTCGAACTCAAGAATATTCTCCTTTAGGGCTTTCTTTACAGCCGGAATATAAGCATATTGTTTGCCACTACGATTAGTCCAAAGGATTATATTGCTAAACTCAGTATACTTTTGGTTTACCCAAGCAATGAAATCTATTTTTGTTATGCCTTTGGATTTGAATGCATCCTCAAGGTAATAGATTGATTTGTCCCTTAGTTCTTTATAGCCTTTGTATATTTCTGGATTTGACCAACGCAAAATACCAAACCTTAGTTCCTTTCTGGCTGTTAAGAACTCTACCGGGTTTAAGTGAGGTGTAAGAATGTCAGAAGCCATCATATACTCATCGTGTGTAATGATTTTCTGTTGCCATAGTGTTGCAAGATGAGCCATTTCCTCCTTTTGGCTATAGTTATGGACTTTAGAATTCTCAATATAGGGTTTCTTAAGCAAATTCCATTGGCTTATTTCGCCAATTTTAACTTCCACAACTTTTCCTATTTTTTCTAATTTACGAATCTTGTCTTGGAATGTTTTGACTGACCCCCTACGCAAAATAGATTCCTCCATTAAATCGTAGTCAGCCGAGTACATAATTTGATAGTCTGCACTTGAACCGACAATATAAGGAGTTCCAATGCTAATCAGTTTGAGAACCTTGGTCAACGGTTTGCTGTACTGTTCCGGGAATTTCCGTTCCATTTGTATTAGTGTTCCTAATATGTTTTTTGGTTTTAATATGCTGAGTCCATAAATGTTCTTTCTTGCAAGTATAGTCACATTCCTGGCAAGTATAATTTTCCCTATTTTCTTTAGTATGCTTTCTGGTTTCTAGATGAGCAACCCATTCTGAGTTATTTCGGCACTGAATTTCACATTTTACGCAATATAATTGTTTTGTTGAATCTATTCCTTTTTCGGTATGTTTTTTGCTTGAACAATGCCTAATATACTCACTCTTCTTAGTGCACTGGACATCACACTTTTCGCAATAAAATTGCTTACTTCGAGCAGCCTTGACCTTCTTTAGATGTCCCGGGTCAGAAGAGTAATGCTCTTTCCACTCTTCGTGGGTCATGTTTTCAACATTGCAAATAAAACACTTGTAATCACACTTTACCTCGACTTCGTCCATTTTACTTATATTATATATTTTTTATTTGTCTAAATGGTTATATTCTAATATTTGTTTATTTCATTTCCGCGTTCCCGTTCCAACACCATGGTGAGTAGGCTCTCTGAGCCTGAAGGAAGTTGAAGAATCTTTCCGGAAGAGCCTTGCACAGAGGACTGGTGACAGAGACGCAGAAATGAAATAAACAAATATTAGAATATATAGAATTAAATAATAAATAAATAACCGAACTACTAATAAATGGCTGATGAAGAATTAGAGTTGAAAGAGGTTTCATGGTCTACCCAAATTGAGGACTTAATTGCTGTGGAGGGTGAGAAATGTCTTGGATTGGCTAAACTGCACCAGAAGTGTGAAGAAATAGCAAGCCGGAAAAATACTTTGATTCAGATTCCAGTTATAGTATTGAGTACACTAAGTGGAACAGCAAGTGTTGGTTCATCGACTATGTTTGGTGAAGGTTCTATTGCTCCTTTAATTATTGGTTTGGTAAGTATAGGAGTTGGTATTTTGAATACAGTTGGAGGTTATTTTGCTTTTGCAAAGAAATCGGAAGCCCATAGAATTGCTCATTTGCAGTATTCCAAACTATTTAGCCAAATCAATGTCGAATTAGCCTTGCCTCGTAACGAAAGAAGCCCGGCTGAGTTAGTGCTTAGTAACCTAAGGGACACGATGGAGAGATTGGCTGAAATCACTCCATCGATTCCTGAAGATGTTATTAAGGAATTTAATAGGAAATATGCAAGTTATACGGATGTTGGTCTTCCTGCTGAAGTAAATGGTTTGAGCAAAATCAAAATCTTTAGAGGTGAACTCAAAATTAAAACTCCTTTGGAAGATTCTGCTTAAGTAAAATCGTTTAGAATGAAAATGTTTACAATATATAAATGGACCAAGCAGAAATTGAAGAAATCTTTCTACAATTTTTGACTGGTTTGACGGATGATGAAAAGAAAAGTATTGAGACAGATGAACAAGCCTATGAGTTCTTTAATTTTGATGTCGAGGAGGAAATCAAAGAAGAACTTTATAGGAGAGCAATGAATGCAATTGATTGGAATAAAATAATTAAGAAGATGAAAGAAGATTTACCTGAGGAGAGCGATGATGAGAGAGAGAGTATTGTTGAGACTATATATGCATCGGATACAGATTAGGTCCCGGGCCAGTATAGTTCAAGCGGCTGAGACTCAGTATTACTACTACCACCACGCAATTTAGACATAGTCAACAAATCCGGATTCATGCTAGTCGGTTTAATCTTAGACCTAGCCTGAAGAGCCATAGCACGACGAACAACTTGTGTCATTTTGAAACTACGAATCTCCTCCTGTTCTCTCTCAAAGTTTTTAGCGAAACTCTGCATTTATTATTGCTTAGAGGTTATTTTTTAGGAAGTTAACAAATCCAGATTTGGTGCGAGGTCCTTCGTATTGGATTTCTCTCTGTCCATCGCTAAACAGAATAGTAGGAAACCCGGCTATGTCTTTGCGTTTTAATTTTCCTCGCTCTATTGCCTGAATTTTGACTCCTTTGTGAGTCTTACCAAGTTTCTCCCACTCAGGCATCATATTGTGGCAGTGAGAACATCCATTTGCCCAATAAAGAGTTAAGGATTTTTTCCCCTTACCTGAACCACGAGGAGGTTCAACATTCGAAGTTTCTTTAGCCACTTGTTCATTTGCTTTAAATTCTGCAGAATCTTCAACAGATTTCATATAATTTCTCATGCTTTCGTAATTGTGAGGGTAACGTTGAACTTGTCCATGTGGTTGTCCTAAATCTACAACATCACGAATAAATTCTCTGGATTTTACACGGCCACTTGGAAAATAATCTTGATTGCATCCATCAGGTCCTCCTGCTTGTAATTTAAGACCTGTGAACCACATCTGCTGCCAACCCCAATTTGTATTAAATACATGGTTTCCAGTTGCATTTGAATAATAAATTGTAAACCACTTCCCTACATCAGGAGCCGGATCAGGTCTACCCATTTTTATCCAATCATCCGTAAAATCAAAAGCAGGAATAATTAAATCATTAGCCTCGCATGACCCATACTTTCCTTCACGTTGTCCATGATTTAGCCAGTGCGAATCTACATCAATTTGACCCATGTGATGCAAGTCCGGATTTCTTTGCTTGTAACAATCTCTTACATATTCAGTTTTGCTTGATGTATTAGCAAATGTAACCTTTTCTCTAAAATATTCTGTAAGGTCAATGACTTTGTTCCACTGACCCCAAGTTGCTTTACTAATCCAAAAACTTGGTCCATAATAACTCATCAAATCATTACACATTTTCTTTTCAGATTTAAGTTTTCCATCATTGTCTTTGTCAATGTTACACATTCCATCCCAATAATTATTTAGTCCACTACATAAATCTCCTTTTGTTTTAGGTTTTCCATCAACATTTTTAGCCGGATTACAATTGGAACCATCCCAATAATTGTTAATAGTGTTACATCTTTCCTTAGGTGTTTTGACTTCTCTTTTGTCATTTTTGTAGACATTACAGAATGAAATATTGCCTTCATGGTCCCATAAACTATTCTTTGACTTACATTCTTCAGCAAAAGTATTTGCTGAACCATTTGCATTACGAGTTCCATCGCATTTCAATGTTGATTCTTCCCAAAATCTATCTAATGCTTTACAAGATGCTTTTAATCCTTTATTCAAGACTTCTCTTTTAGCCAAATCTTGAAAGGCTTTTAGACGTTCTTCTTTGCTTGATGTTGCTCCACAACTTGCATCCCAACCTTCCTTTGAGCCAACTTCAAGCCAATGACTTGTTAATTTGTTTTTGTCATTACCAACAGATGCAGCCAATTCTGGATTCTTACGAGCATAACAATCAACATTAAATTCAGCCCCAGTATGATCTCTAGGAATATTTGCTTTGGCAGGTAATGAGAACAACATTCCACCCGGATTTGTTACAACACCATTAATCGTAATAGGTTCAATTACAGGTCCAAGTTGACCACCACGTTTCTTTCTACGCTTCTTTCCAGCACCAAGTTCTTCACCGAAATCAATGTCCCCAATAGGTTCACCAAAGTCAATCTCTCCAGTAGGCTCACCAAAATCAATCTCTCCAGTAGGTTCACCAAAATCAATCTCACCAAGTTCAGGAACTTCAACATCGGTTATGTCAATTTGTTCTCCTTTGGTTGTATCAACTTCACCCTTAATGTCATCATCATTTTTATCCACTAAAGCCCCACTTTCATCTTCAACTGTCTGATTAGCAGCACCGGGTCCGTAATTGTCAGCCCTATATTTAGCAATCCACTCTGCATCTGTATAATACGGAGGACCACTTCGTGTTACCTTTGGTGGAACATTACAAGGAGCAGGCTGATTTGGTTTACCAATTACACGAAGGAACGTGCATGGTGGTGCTAAATCAAGAATTTCAGCATCAGTCTTTTGACCGGGAGGAGGAGGAAGGTCAGAAGGAGGAGGAGTAGGCTCAATAGGAGGTTCAGGAGGAAAAGGAGGCTGAGGAGGACAATTCGCAATACAAGTAGAGGGAATCAAATTAAGCGCCTGAGCCATTTGAGTTCCCTGAACAGCATACTTAGCAGCATTTGCTCCAGTTTTTACCATTGCCCCAACAGTTGCTGACATACCAGGAACCATAGCCGTTGCAGCACTAGCGGCTAAACTAATAATGTCTAATGCATCAATAGGCCTGCCACGAGCTGCATCAGCAATCATCTTTGCAGCCGGACCAGCCATCTGAGCAGCAGCCATCAAACCAACAGCAAGACCAGTGCCAGCACCCAAAGTTCCAACAGTAATAGCAATACTTACTGCAGCAGCAGCAATCTGGGCCATAATACCAATTGCTTCAACCCAAAAATCAGGATCTTTCATCATGCGAACAAAGTCATCACCAAATTGCTTAAATTTAGATTCGGCATCTTTAGCAAAATCCTCGAATGCTTTTTTAATGTCAGCACCCATCTTGTCGAATCCATCTTTAATCTTATTAGCAACGTCTTCAACAACTCGTTTGATGTCATCGCCAAATTTACGGAATGCTGCACCAACACCATTTTGTTCAGGGTCAAATAACTTAGCAAATGCTGAATCTTTACCAAATGTCTCTGCAAGACCTGATTCAATAGCCTTTCCTAATTCAGCAAAATTTACTCGGCCACGAATTTGTTTGCCACGAATTGCTTGACCATATACTTCTCCACCCCATAATCTCAATTCACGTTCATGTAGTTGCTTTGTAATACCATCAGTCCACCAACAAGTTTGACCACAACGTAAATTACAATCCGTACACAAACGAGGTCCCCAATCTTCACCAAAAAGACCTTTTAATCTACCACATTCCCATGTTTTACATCCGGGTGCAGGATGTTTAAAACAATCATCAACACACCATTGATGCTTTGGACCCCAACATGTTCCAATAATGTCTCTTGAACCAGGAGGACAATCATTCATGGCACTTCTAATGGGAACTCGACATGTCAAACCATCATCAATTTGACCTTCTGGACACCGTTTTCGACATGTCAATCCATCATCTCTTTCATCTGCATTACAATTCTCAACACATGTCAATCCATCATTACGCCATCCGGGAGGACAATCAGCAAGGATTTTACCACCAACTAATTTAACACCATACTTCTTCTGAAATCCTTTCACACCTCTACAACCGCATCCACAATCAAGACGCTTTAATTCTGCTTGAATAAACTTTTGCATTGCACTTTTAGAAATACAATTGTCTTTGCCTCCTCCACATCCACAATCCTCTCTTTTTCTAATTGGTTTACTCAACATTTTTGTTTAATCGTCACAAATTAATTCTCTTGTTATTAACAAATGTCAACTGGAGACCAATCGCAATATGTTCGTGCTAAACTAGCCGAGCGTGGTTCTAATGCTCAAGCCAAATTTATGATGGATGGTTTTGACCGGTGGGCAGAGTCAACTGCACCTGCTCGTGAGGGTCAAATGGAGAAAATGCCTGCTGAATCACAAATGGCAAGTTATGGTGGTGCGATGACTATAAGCAAGGCTAAGCAGAAACTTCTTAAACTTGAAGGAATGCATGAACTAGAGGGAGGTATAGACATTATTCCTCAAGCTGTAAAGGATGCAGCCAATGAGGCTAAAAAAATGATTCAAGTATGGCGTGGTGTTTCAGCACGTATTGATTCATTTCTGGAAGAACTCCAAGACCAAGTTATTGATGACCCTAAATCAAGCGCATCATTGGTTAACTTTGCTAAGACACTCCAAGGATGGTTTAACCAGATTAAATTCCTAAAGGACATTCTTGATGGTGCTGCTAAACTTGCCGAATCTCTTGGTGCTGGTAAGAAGCGTACACACTCTGTAAAATTGCGTGGTGGTGCAAGTTTGTCTTGGTCTGATTTAGCCGGTTATGCCAAGCAAATCACATCGTTGTATATGTGGCTCAAAACCAATGCTGGAAACATGAAGAAAATTCTAGCAATGAAGTCTCTACAGCCTGAAGGTCAGCAGATTCTTAATGTAGTTAACCCTATATTGTCCGCCATTGGTATGGGTCATCCCAGTGGTGGCCGCTCGGCTTCTGCTTGTTGCGAGTGCGATGACATGAAGGGTGGTTTTAATCCTGTAGGCGACATGATGGGACTGATTGGGAACCCGGTTGAGAGGCCTATGGGTGTTGCGAGATTGGCGGTGCGAGGAATGGACTTGCGTCGTGATGGGAGTATGATGCCCGGAGCAACACATGGTGGCCGTAAGCGTTCTGCTCGTAAGGTTGCAATAATGGAAGGACCTTCTTACGGTAGTGCTGCTCCTGTTAGTAGAGGTATGACTGTTTATGGTGAAGACTCAGGAAAGAAAATGGCTATGCATGAAATGGAAATGAAGAAGTTGGCTATGCATGAGCCTGACCTTTACCGTAAGATGATGGGTAGTACTGCTCCTGTTAGTAGAGGTATGACTGTTTATGACGATGGTAAGCAGTTTATAAATGACGGTAAGTCTGCCAAGCCCATGTATGACGATGGTAAGCACTTTATAAATGACGGTAAGTCTATGGGTGGAGCATCTTGTGGTGGCCGCGCTCCTTCCGCTCGTGGTGCGATTGTAAAGAAGGTAATGCGTGAGATGGGCTTGTCTCTTCCTCAGGCTTCAAAATACGTGAAGGACAAGGGTTTGTATTAAAGAATTTAAATCCGTATTAATAAACAAATGCCGACATTCCAATCTACACCAGCAATGCCATGGATTTTTCCGGATGAGGCATACCACATGAATCGTAAGGGAATGCAACCTCTAAAGCCGGCTCCTCTACGTAGCCTTGATTTGCTTGATGGTGGTGGAAGCGAGTCTCATGCTCTATTTTCTAATGATGCTCGTCGTATGGTTCATGAGCGTCTTCGTGTGAACAAGAAGAAGGAAAGTGGTATGCTTGGTCATGGTGAAATGAATGCAAGGTCTCAGCGTTATGTCAGGCCGGCATCTCGTTCGGCTGTTCCGAATGGTGTCTTTCATGGTTCTCCTATGCAGTATGAAGCAGATGCCGGTCTGCGTGGAGGTGTAATTACGACGAAGGAAGGTCAGGAGTGGCTTGCCAAACGTCTAAAGGAGCGTGCACAGGAATATGCAGAATTGGCAAGCGGTCAGTTCTCACCTAGAGCCCCTGAACCGATTAAGGTCACTCCTTATGGCGAGATTGATTCTTTGCTTCAAGTAGCATTTACTGCATTTACTTCTGGCACATTCTCGAGTAGTCTAAATGAGACTCTGAATAGACTTCTACAATCTCTGATTAAGGTTGGAGCAACTATTAGTCCTTCTCAACTAACGACTTATTCACAGGCTATTAGCAAGATGATTGAAACGACCCGACCTTATACTGGAGCAATTCTTGCTGAGGAATTAGGTTTTGTTTATGAAGGTCGTGAGAAGCGTCTTCGTGGCCTTGATGCTGTAAATGAGACTCTAAAGATTATTGATGCAGCCATTAAGGAAATTGCCCGTGTGATTTATGAACCCTTGTCTGTTCGTGAACAAGTAATGACTCAACTCCAATCTCGTCTAATTGGTCGTCAACTTGAACTTTTTAAGCCTGGATTTATTAGTGAGGAACGTCAGGCTGCTGTAGAGGCTGTTCGTCCTGTTGAACTTGGACGACCTAGTCAGCCGGGTCCTTTAATTCCAGGTCCTAAACCTCCTGCTGCAGAACCTGAAAGCATGTGGGGAGCCCCTACAGGTGAGGAAGGAGATGCTGAAGCAGGTGAAGAAGAAGTGGCTGGTTTTCCTCAATTTGGTGCTCCTCCACCTGCTCCCCAGCCTCCTCCTCTTGCCTTTCCCTTTGCTCCTCGCCCTATGGGACGTGGCCAGGGTAGACTACGCCGCATGCATCGCTTTTAAATCTGGATTTGATGACACATTATAATCAATAACCAAACCAATTAAAGTCAAACATAGCCTTGCATAGTCTATGCTTGCCTTATGACATGTCACCAAATCCAGATTTGTTTCGAACCTTAAATTAAATGGAACCTTTGATTAGACCATACACGCTTGGAGGTAAAAAAGGTTACAGAACTGAATTGAATGGTGTTCCTTTCTCACGCAAACCTGTTGAATTGCAGCGAGCAGTTCAGCAAGCAGAAGCATTGCAGATGAAAAAGAAAATGCCGGACGTAGAATCATATTCATTGAGTGAGTCAGACATCCAAAAAATGATTCCAACACTAAAGATTGTGTCATACCCGGACCTATTACATGCAAATAGTATTGATGATGTATTAGATGACAAGGGAAGACTTATGCTTCTATACCTAACAGAGAACCAATTTACAGGTCATTGGGTATGCTTGTTGAATTATAGAGACACTAACATTATAGAATATTTTGACCCTTATGGAAACTATAAGCCGGATGGAGAATCATCATGGCTAAGTAAGCAACAATTAAAGGAGTTAGGTCAATCAACAAAGAAGTTGACACAACTATTAAAGAATAGTAAATATGAAGTAAAATCGAATGCATACCCATTTCAGAAAGACAAAATGAATATGAATACTTGCGGAAGGCACTGCACAACAAGATTATATTTCAAGAACTTACATTTGCCTGAGTATATTAAACTTGTGGAATCAACAGGGCTAACACCTGACAATTTTGTTAGTGCTTTTACGTTCAACATAATAGGCAAATAATCCATAAAAATTATAGTGTTGAGTAATAAATGAGTTTTGCTAAAGTTGACATTGAAGGAAGTCGAGCAGACCCTGACCGGGTGTATTACAATGCTACGATTATTAACAACTCGCTCATAACAACACAGTCAGAAGCAGACCCGGAAATTGAGTTTGAAGACCAACGTCAAACGGCTCTAATTAATGATTCTTCGAAGTATGAAGTGTCAGTTCAGAGTTTTAGTCTGGATGGGTGTCAGAAGAATCTTCCTTTGTTCATTCCTCAGATGGCATCAGGTTCTAACTCGCAGACTATTTATAGTGTAACAGTTGCTGTGTATGATGGTGCAGCCTATGGGATTACAACTACGCCTATTGTATGGGTCCCGGAAAATCAGACGACTTATGTTCCAGTTCCTGCAGCAACAACTCCTCAGATTCAATCTGAATACTACTATTGCTACACGTATTCACACTTCATAACGTTAGTGAATAAAGCGTTAAATACGGCATGGGCGGCTTCAGTAGGCACAGGCGCAACTCAGTGCCCATTCTTTGAGTACGATGAGACAACCGGACTATTTGCTTTGAATCAGGATTCGAACACAACTATAACTCCTCATGGAACGTCTCTTCCTGCTCCCTTTGATACAGCTGCTTTTGCTGTTTCAAATCCTGCTGGAACAGCCTACCAAACTGGAGAATATTCATTTGTTGGATTGAATACTTGTTTGGAACTTTTGCTTTCAAACTTTCCTTCTATTTATTATGGAGATGGTCAACTATGGGCTAATCAAGCAGGAAAATTTTTGCCTGAAGTTGTGATTGACACAGGTCTACAAGTTAACTTGCTGTCCGGTATTGCTAAATCAACTGGAACGCCTGTTGGTGAGACACTAAAGAGCCTTCCTAAGTCATCTATTGTTCAGTTGGCAAATCCATTTACCGGAGCAGCCATTGCTGATGCTTTTTTCCTGAGGCTCAAGCAGGATTATACAAGCACTGGAAGTATTTGGTCGCCTATTGCATCCCTTGTTCTTGGGACGACCTCAATCCCGGTCCGTAATGAGTTCACAGCAAACCCTATTGTGCTTGGTTCTGGAACGAACGGAATTATTCCGTCTGGTGGAGCCTTTGGTAAGATTCTGCTTGAGACTCCTATTGGCGACTTGGATGCAGACGATTGGCGAACATCTTTAGTATACCAGCCGCAGACACTAACATTCTCATCCTTGGACCGTAGTCAGGAAGGAATTTCAAACATTGATTTGCAAGTATATTGGCGCAACCGGCTAACTAATTCTTTGATTCGTCTGACAATTCCCAACCAAGGGTCGATGTCATTTCGTCTGCTTTTCAAGAAGAAACTCGTCCTATAATCGTCGTTTCTTTTAAAAAAAAATTGTTTTCTTTATAACAAACCATGGCAAGCGAAGTGACGAAGTATTCTGTTTTTGATCCTCGCATCATCCAGACAAAGCCGAAGTACGCAGTCGAGAAGGGCGCAGCTTCTATTACTAATGTGTCAGTTCAAGCCCAGACGGCAGACTCATCTTCAGTTCAGTTCAACGTACAGGTGCCGTCCGAGAACGTGTTCGTGGACCGGGCTGTGCAGTGGCAGGCGACGGCTGTGGCCACATTTGTTGTAACTGTAGCAAATGGTCCTATTCCTGCTGGCACTTCTCTTCAGGGTCTAATTGCTCCTGCGGCCTTTCCTCTTCACCAGGCTGTGACCCAGATGTCTGCAACAATTAACGATGCGACTGTGACTGTGAACACGCAGGATGTTCTCCCTCAGGTACTTCGTCTAGCGGACATGCGCGATGCTCGTCGCCAGCGCACTTGCCCTACGATGTTGGACCGTTATGCCGTATACCCGGATTCTCGTGTAGTGAAGAACTCTCCTCTACTTGCTTGGGATGAGACTAAGGATTCTGACCAGGTGCCTAATGGTGGTTTCAATGGCTTCTACTTTGCTACGAGTGCTACTGGTGTGACTCCTGCTGTAGGAACTATTGCTGTTCCGGTGTCTGTTGGTGGTGTTGACTATGTGAATGGTCAGCCTGTTGCCCCTGCCGCTGGTCTTGCTGATGGTGCTTACAGTTTCCATGTAGTGGTAAGTTCTGTAGAGAAACTTCTACTGCCTCCGTTCATCTTTGCTGATGAGGATGAACTCAGCACTGGTCTCTTTGGTGTTCAGAATTTCCAAGTGCAGATGAACATGGCTCCTTCTCCTTCTCGTGCTTTCCGTGTAACGCCCAGTCTAACGCTTGTAAACCCGGCTACTGGCCTTGTAGCTGGTGCAACTCTAAGCCTAACGTCTTCTGCTTGGTCAACGACGGCTCCTAAGGGTGGACTATGGGTGTCTCAGCCGTCTCTAGCTGTTCAGTTCCTAACGCCGTCTCTGGATGTTCCTCTGCCTCCCAAGAGCATCGTACCGTATATGGAGTTCCCTCGTTACATCTCAACTCCTGCTACGGCTGTGGTTCAGTCTACCAGTCTAACTTCGGCATCTGTACAACTAACGTCGAACACGATTACTCTCCCCAACATTCCTGACCTGCTCGTAATCTACGTAAAGCCTTCTGCTTATACTAGTTCTACGCAGGGTGATTGGTCTCTACCGATTACCAAGGTTTCTCTAAACTTTGACAACTTTTCTGGCCTGCTCTCCACGATGACGCAGGAGCAACTCTATGGCATGTCACTCCACAACGGTGTGGACATGGATTGGTCTGAGTGGTCTGGCTATGGCTATGTTCCTCTTTCAGTCGATGCAACTCCTGCTATTCGCTCTGGTGGCCGTGTAGGTCTAGCGGGCGGTCCTCTAGTGCTACGCCCGGGCCGTGACTTCGCGCTCCAGTCTGGTCAGGCGCCTGGTCTTGTAGGCAACTTCACGCTACAGTTCACGCTAGAAGTGCAGAATTTTACTGGTGTAACTCTAGATGGCAGCGGTCCCAGCAATCCATTGGTCAACATCTACGTGGTGCCGATTTCTAGTGGTTTCTTCGAGACCATCA